TGAAAGTTCGTGATGATAAAGGACACCCTGTTGCCTTGCTTCCAGTTTCACCTTCTTGGGTTGTTACTACTCCTACTGTACACAATCAATTCTGGGAAATCTACCCTTATGGCTCGGCAGGCGGTAACGCAATTAAAGTGCCTGTAAATGATGTAATCAGTTTTAAAGATATAGACTTACTTGATCCTTACGGCCGTGGCCATGGTGTAGCCGAAGCAATCGGCGATGAAGTACAGAGTGACGAGTTTGCTGCAAAGTATGCAAAAAATCTTTTTTATAATGACGCTACTCCGTCGGCTATTATTTATGCGCCTAACGGTGACAAAGACACAGCAGACCAGATTAAGCAGACCTGGAAAGAAAAAATGTCGGGCTTGTTCCATAGTCACGACATTATGGTAATGACGGGCGAAAATACAAAGTTTGAAAAAATCGCAGAGTCACCTCGTGAACTGGACTTTGTAGAGTCAAGACGTTATCTGCGTGATAGTGCATTACAGCAGTTCCATATTCCGCCGGAAATCGTCGGTATTCTTGAATCTTCTAACCGTTCAACTATCGACTCTGCTTTTTATCTTTTGAATAAAAATGTTCTTGCAGACGATTTAAGAATGTTTGAACGTGTTATGAATAATCAGCTCTTGTGGGAAGATTTCGACCCTGAACATACACTTATTCTTAGACATGAAAATACAGTCGAAGAAGATATTGCACAGAAGTTGCAGATTGTAAACGAAGGCTTGAGCCGTGGAACACTTACAGTAAATGACTGGCGCCGTGCAATGGGTTATGAGATTGACGAAAAAGGTGGCGATGTATATTTACGGGGCTTGGCAACAATGGAAGTGCCGTTTAATTCTGAACCGGTTGAATTGCCTGATGTTCCAGAAGAAGAGCCTGCGGTGGTAGAGTTACCTGACGAAGAGCCGGAAGGAGAAGCAGAACTGTCTGAGGAAGAGTTCAATTCTCTTAAAGAATATGTCGCAAAAAAATATAAAATCAACAAGGGCGACAAGGAAAAACGCTATAAGATGTGGAAAGCCTTTGACGCAAGAGCAACAAGCATTGAAGGGCCGTTTAAGACATCTGCAAAAATTGCATTTGCAAAACAGAATGAAGTCGTAAATAAAGTCATTAAAGAAGCGCTTGAAAATAATAAAGATGTTATGACTGAAATCCAGCGTGTATACAATAATGATATGCACGAAAAGTTTAAGCAGACAATGGCGGGCGCATTCTTGAACGGTTTGAATACAGGTGCTAAGTTTGGGCTTGAAAACTTGAACAAGAAAGACGAAGAACCGCAATTGCCTAAAATCTTGCAAAGAATCTTTAATAACTGGATTGATACAAAAGGCTTAGAATTGTGCCGTGACATGGACGAAGTGACAGTAAAAGAACTCCGTCGTGTTCTTGGTGCTTCTATTGCAGAAGGTGACGGACTTGCTGTTCAGATTAAAAAAATGATTGCTGCAAGCGATGAGTTATTCTTTGATATGAGCAAGAGCCGGGCTGAACTTATCGCAAGGACTGAAAGCTGTACAACAATCAATGCGGGAAGTACAGAACTTTATAAAGCAGAAGGGATAACTATGAAGGAATGGATTTCTGTACAGGACGACAGAACCCGTGACGCTCATTTAGTTATGGACGGCGTAGTAATTCCGATTGAAGATAAGTTTGAAGTTCCTGCAACAAGTCAGAGTGAAGGTGCATTTATGGACTATCCGGGTGACGCAAGTGCTCCGGCTGGGCAAGTTTGTAACTGCCGCTGCACTTCAGCCCCGTTTGTTAAATTTTAAATTAATTTAAGGAGATAAATAAAAATGACTACTATGTTGGATAAATGCGCCGTAGCCGGCGATATTACACAGGGCATTGATAGACGCGGTGTATGGACCGCTGCTATCACAGTAATTGGCGGAACAAGTGGAACAGCCGTTAAACTTGTTTCTAGTGACACAGTGAATGGTGAATATACCGATTACAAGACTTTAATCAGTGCAGCCGACGCAGATACAGACCAGTATAAAGGTTTTGCTGTAGATTTGCACGGAGCAAAAACATACATCAAGGTAACAGGTGCTGTAATGGCAACAGCCGTATTTGGTGACTGTGATCATGACGTAAAGGACATTGCAATTACTGCGGGCGAGGTTCCTAGCGGTGCAGATTTGGAAGGTAATCACGAAGTCACAATTACAGAAAATGGTGTAGTAAAAATTACACCTTCAGCAGGCAAAAACGGAATGAAAAAAGTTACTGCTACTGTAAATGTTCCGTCAGATGCAAAAGAAGAACAGACAAAGAGTGTTACAATCACAGAAAATGGAACTACAACAGTTTCACCTGACAGCGGAAAAGTGCTTTCAAGTGTAAGCATTACAACTAATGTTAGTGGCGGAGGAAGTAGTGGTTATAGTTTTTACAATGTGTTTGATGTTTACTTCTCGGCTCTTAACGATTCTGCTTCGGCTAGTACAAAAGTTAAAAATGGTGACCTAATTATTATCCGCCCCGGAGCTGTGTTAGCAGAAACAGGTGGAGCAAAGACAGAGCAGTCTTATTACCCTTCTGATACAGAAACTGCTTGGACTGTAACACTTGGTGACAGTTTCACTTATAGACAAGCACCTAATGCACTTACAGTTAGTGTAGCGAATGACGGTACATTGACAGCAACTTGCTCTACCTTCGGTTTTGACAGAGCATTTACTTTACTTATATGCCATGTATAATCTAGGAAAAAATCGTGCATTTATTTGCACGATTTTTGTCGACATTATTCCATTTGCAGAAATATAAGCATTTTATAAAACAGATATTTGACAAATAATGGAGTTTGATATGAATTGGTTATGATTTTCAGATGAATTAAGTTTGATTTAGGTATAAAACAGAATTTAAGGAGCTAGAAAAATGGACGATTTGAGAATTAAAAATATAATAAAAAAAGACGGCATTGCAAAGGTGATTTTGACCTTGAGCAATATTCCTGAATAAAAATAAGGTGGTGCAAAAATGAAAATCGAAAAAGATAAAAAGAACACAGTAGATTTGCCGATTGAAACAAAAGACCTGGGCGAACGCTCGGTTCAGTTTACAATCTCAAAAGAAGTTGTAGATCGTGACGGCGACATTTTGCGTGCTGGCGGTGTTGATTTTGCCAATTACATGAAGAATGCGGTTTTCTTGGGGTTCCATAATCCGCATGACTTCCCGCTTGGTAAAGTAACTAAGTTCTGGGTAGAAGGCGACAGCGTAAAAGCAATTGTTTACTTCCCTACACTTGAAGAACTTTCAAGTGACCCTGAAAACGCAAGCGAAAAGGCTAAACTTGTCGATTTTACTTATCATTGCTACAAGACAGGTATGTTGAACGCCGTATCAGTTGGTTTTATTCCGCTTGAATGGACTGAAACAAAAACGGGTTACGACATTACAAAATGGGAACTTCTTGAGTTCTCTGCCGTTGCCGTTCCTGCTAATCAGGACGCTATTGCGGAAGCTGTAAAATCATTCGGACTTGATGAATCAGTTGTCAAGGATTTCTTTACAACTCAGAAAAGCGGTAAACGCATTAGTGCAGAAACAAAGGAAGTCTTGAACAAGATTAAGGCTTGCGGTGACGAAATTGAAAAGTGTCGGGACCAGCTTAAAACAATCGCTAAGAACATGAATGAACTTCTTGCAGAACTTGATGAAGCAGAAGAAGTTATCAGCGGTGACGGTAACAATGGTGACGAGCCGGACGATAACGAACCGGAAGAGCCTCAGGACGATAACAAGTCGTTTGAACTCCCTGATGTTCCGATGATTGAACTTCCTGACTTGCAGTAAAGGTGGTTATTTTTACCAATTTTGACAACAAAAAAAATATGTGTATAATAATGTATACAAGGAGATTAAAAGATGTCTAAGAAAGTATACAATCTTGTTACAGGCATTATCGGTGGAGTAGAAGTAATTGCTATTGCAATCGTTACATTTGCACAGCCTTCTTACGCTGTTGCAATCAACGCTTCTATCGGAATTGTTGGAACTGCTGCAATTGAAGTTTGCGGACAGTTTGTAAAGGCTGAATAAAGCCTATAGCCCCGGAATATTTCGGGGCTTATATTGTTACCTAAAAGGTAAGAAGAAATTACCTTACAAATATAAAATAAACTATAGGAGATAAAAAACTATGGCTATGGAAATGAAAGAACTTGAACGTATCATTGACGAACGTTCGGCTAA